GTCCATTGCCCGACTTCGTCATAAGGTATCCCCTCAATAATGGCAATCGTATACGCTATTCTTTCAATAGGGTTAAAGGTTTCGTCAATCTCTTGGATGGCTTGAACTTTTCTGATGGTTATATCTTTCCAACTCATACTACAAATTTATGTTAAATTCTATTATTTTATGCATAGTAAAACAATCCTGGTTTGTTATGTTGTTTGCAATCCCAAGCCAACGCTAACGACATTACACAGTCATCGTGCAGTCCTTGAGGTGCAGTGTACTTTACTCCAGTTCGTGAGTATTCAAATTCAAAGTTCCTCATCTCATCGGCAATAGCCCCATCAGGAAACCCTATGTTATTACCTTGCACTGCCATCACTAACCCTTCAATGAGTTGTTGCTTTGATTGTGAAGTGAACTTAAATCCCTTCACTCGTGGATGCTCTCGTTGTAGTTGCTCAACGATTGGGTCTCCAACACCAGTTGAATCCACAAATGCAGGTGTGTTACCTATGGTTTGTTTGATGGTTACTAACGTCTGCGACCAATCTTTTTGGAAGCGTTCAAAGTATGCGACACTGCCATCTTGATTGAGTCCTATGATAACAGTCCAATCCGTATACTTGGCAAGGTCTATGCCATAGCAAATGGGTACACCACTCATCGGAGTTATGCAGTTGTCTATGTTGGTATGTCCAAAAGGGTTGCTATTATCGTCAGCAGGTTCTGCTAAATAGAGTTCTTTAAAAACGTAGTCAGGCAAATCTCGTTTGGCTTGTTCAATCTCTTCAAGTTCAATGATGCCTTCTTTAGCAGCGTCATAAGCAGTTATCTTGAAGTACTCAAAATTAGCCTCACCACTCTTTGCTCGTTCACCTAACTTGTAAAACCAATTCTTTTTTCCTTTGACGTTTCCGATTAACTTACACTTCGCTTGTGTTGCAGTTAAGGTTGAACGTAATGCAAACCAACTGTCCTCTCTTGAACGACTCGCCTCATCAAAGACGGCAGCGTATACATCCTCACCATAAAGGTTGTCAGGCTTCTCTGCACTCTTAAACTCGATTCGTGAACCCATAGGAGTGGTAAGAACTAACTTGCTCTCATTGGATTGAAAGAAGCCCTTCTCACTCACTTGTGATTTCATTCGTCTGAATGCTATCTCTGCTTGTTGGTATACTGGTGCAACCCACCATACCGATTGATTCTCTTTTAATTTTAAACTCTGCTCAAACAACCATATGATATGACTTGCCGTTTTACCAGTCTTTGTACTCGCTGCCGTTATCGTATAACGAGCAGGGCTATCAAGGATGGCTTTTTGGTAGGAAGTCAAATATGGTCGCTTGTAGTTAATCTGCATTATAGTAGTCTAAAATAATTAACCTCTTATTTACGTGTTAAAAAGTATCAATTTTGTTTCACCTTGTTACACTCTGAAGAACTGCTAATCTCTTTTCGTTTATCTGTTTAATATCGTGATGTTCTTTGCAATAGTTGTAGTTAATCTCACCTATCTGCTTTGACTTACCTGACTCAATCAGTTTGCCTATCTCTGACCAATCGTTGTTGTTGACAAAGAAGCAACCTAAATTATTTCTGTGATTCGTGTAAGGTTCAACGTTGGAAACAAATATCGGTAACTTGTATGCAGCTGCCTCAACGATTTTTAACTCTGACTTGTGTCGGTTAAAGTTAGTTCGTGTAAGTGGTGCTAATGCTATGTCAATCTCTGAATAGTACTCACCATATCTATCAGCTCGTGTGCCTTGTCTTACATCAAACCAATCAGGTCTTTTATCTGGAGTAGTGCCAGTGATTGACTTCTCCATTGCTATCCACTCTTCTGCTCCGTTGTGATAACCACACATCAAAAATCTTGCATTGTACTTCTCACAAATAGGTGCTATCTGTTCGCTCAATAGTTTTAAATCCTCAACGTGAGATAAGCCACCTACCCACCCTAATGTGAATGGATGCTCCTTCTCTGCTTTCCATTGGCTTTGATTAAGGTCTAAAGCATTGGGTATAATGTGAACGTTCTCATTGTACTCTTTGACTTGACCTGCTAACTGTGGTGTAGTTGTCATTACGGCATCGGCATAATACATAGCGTCCTTGACTGCATTCTTTATGTAAGCACGATAAAACTTGTGAGCAGGGTTGTACTTTGGGACTACCCAATAATCATCAACGTCAACCACAAAGGGAATCTTCTTTTTAGCCAGGATAGGAAGTATGTTATATTGCAAACCACCTAACCAACGATTGAAGACAACCACATCGTACTTTTCAAACTCAAGGTCACCCCATTCCTTTGCTTTTTGAGATACGTCAACGGTTACTCCATAGTCAACTTGAAGTCGGGCGAGTGGAGTGTACAATCGGTGAAAGGACACTCCATTCATTCCGTCAAAGAGAGAGAGAATCTTCATTAAAAAGGATTGTCGTTTTTGGGCTTTGGCACTGCAACATAATGCGTTGCTTTGCTCTTTTCGTTTGGTGAGTTCAAACGTTGTACACGCAAACGTACATCGCCATACTTGTTCTTTTCAAGTTGTCCAAGTCTAATTGCTTGTTCAAACTTTTCAATGTTAATTGTGATGTTCAGACCGTACTGGTCTTCCCACGCATTTCCTAAAAATACTGTTTCCATCGTTTTTGTTTTACTCGTTGATTATAGTTTCTTATTTTATCTGCCATCTGCCTTCGCAGAAAAGGGTCATTCATTGCGTTGTCGTATACTCGTTTGCTATATGCTTTGATGCAGTCCTTACACTTACCGTTCAATCCATCGTTGTTGGAATTGTGCTTGTAGTATTCACTCGTTGGTTTGGTTTGGTTACATCCCTTACAAGTTTTCATTTTTTACCTTCAGTATTTCTTTCAATTGTTCATACATTTGAGTAGCGTTTTCACCCCAAAACATTTCACATCTCTCACCATCAAAGGGACTCTCTTCAAAATACGCTTGTCTAAATTCAGATGGCTTTGCTATATGTCGATAGCAATGGTCTTTAATTGGGCATCCTTCACCCTCACACATAGTTATATCTGGCATTTGTTACCTCCGTATATTAATTCAACATCTTGCCATTCTGACTTCATAAAAAAATACATACCTCCGTAGTTTTTACCATCAATATAAACACATCCGTCTTTAAAGCCAGTGCATTTACCATAAACCTTAATTGGATTGTCTTTTGGTACTACTTCATCTCCTATTTTGTAGTTGATGCCAGATAAGTACATTTCATCTGCTGTTTGTTGTTTCATTTCTCTTTGGTGTTAAAGGTTTCGTTGTAGTATTCCTCTGCTCTGTCTGCACCTCTAAATGCCATATTCATATCTATATAAGCATCAAGATGGGCATCTATAATTACTTGTTTCTCTTTCTCAAGCATTGATTCTGCCAAGCAAATTGCATTAGACAACCCAGTCCTTGATAGGTCTGTTTCTATTGTTAACGCTTTGTAGTACATTGTGTAAAGTTGCTCAATCAACTCTTGTATTGGTGTTCTCATTTCTCTTCTGTTTTAAAGGTTTTTAATTTGCTTCATAATGTCTTGACCATTGCTGCGTGAATTCCTTCCGTCTAGCCACACATCTTTCCTCTGCTCCTTCTCTTTCTCAATCATCTCTTTAATTTTATTGATTAGGATTTGTCTTGCTGAACCGAATAGTTGTACTTCATCGTGTACAAATTCCAACATTTCTTGCATTGCTGTTTTCATTTGTTACCTCCGTTTGTTTTGTCATATTATATCCTTACAATTTTATTTTAAATGTCAACCTATAACCTTACTAATCCAAGTTCAAAGTTACGTTCACAACCTTTGCCTCAACTGTTGCATCTACCGTCTCCTTTGGCTTACCGAATACACGAGATAATAAAGTGTCCATTGAATACAGTGAGCCTTTTTCGTATGATTTAATGATAGCCCTTGCAACTGTCTTTTCAAGCATCGTTGCTTCCTCGTTTTTGAGAACGTCTTTAATTGTCTTCTCATCCATTGCCATAATAGCCTGGATGCTATCGTTAACCTCACTCAACTTGTAGCCTTCCTCCTTCATTAGAGTTGTGAACTTTTTAGGTCTGCCCTCCATCCACCTTCTCTCATCTTCACCTTTTTTAAATGGTTTTAAGTTCTCTTTTACATTAGGGTTATTTGCCATCTCATTACAGATTTATTACAGATTTGATAAATGTTTTTCTCTTAATTCTTCATTCTTAATTTTAGTGCCAAAGTGTACCTCGTGATGACAATCTCTACATAACGCTGCAAGATTTTCAATTACATCTTTACCACCTCTTGAACGTGCAGTTAGGTGATGTATATCAACAGAAGTTTTACCACACCACTCACACGCAATCCAGGATGTTTCATCGTAACCAAAGTAATCGAGATATTTCTTAACGTGCTTTTTCATAGAGTAGTGACCATTGAGTTGGTACAGATACTTTTGTTTTTAAGTTGAAGCCGTGTTGCTTGAATAGTTCTATCCACTCATTCTCTTGCTTTATGTTTATGTGTCCCCAATCTTCATCCATTTTGTTAGTGTGAGGTGTTGAGCTGAAGTGAAAGTATTTGCAATTGCAGTTGTCAAGTGTACGCTTGATCGAGTCATCGGTCATATGCTCCATCACTTCAATACAAACGACAAGGTCTGCTTCAATCGTTTTAGTTGAGAAGTCTCCAAGTGTATAGGTGTGTGCAACGTTGTAACCTTGAGCATAGTATAAATGATGTGCATTGGCATCATAGTAATTTACTGTTTTGCCAAGTCGTTTTAATGCTCTTGAATAAGCACCAACTCCACCACCTAAATCTGAAACGGTCTCAAATGAGATTAATCTGTTGACAGTGTCTGCAGTGTTCTTATACATATTCTCAAACTGAACTGACTCAAGATTGATGCCGTGTGACATCTCCCAATTAAAGCAGGTTTGGTCATCCCATTTGCCGTTGAAACTATTCACTCTTGCGTTTACGTTTTGGTTTTGCTACTGGTTGCTCATCGTCAGCTATCGTTGCTAACTCTTTTACTTGTTGTTCTGCTCTGATAATCATTGAAAGCATTCCATCTACTACACAAGTTGAGCAAGTTGGTAATGGCTTACCCATCTCTTTTTGATAGATCTCTCGGAATGTCACGTTGTCTGTTGGTGTCATTCTTAACACCTGCTCTTTTTTGAATCTCTCGAAGTATGGTTTAATAACCTCAAGGATGTACATAATTTCTTCTTTTGTCATATATAACGATTTAAAATTGTTGCGAATATTGCTGATGCCCCTGCATATAGTATCCCCTCAATTGAGTGCCACCATAGTAACGA